CTGTCGGCTCGGCCTGCATCGGCCGCGGCTTATATCCGGGGGCCGGCGCTGTGGATCCGCCGAAGCGGCCCTTTTTCTTGACCCACGAATAAAAGGCGGCGCGCCAGTCGCGTATCGGGGTGCCGGAGGCCGTGCACCATCCGCGGGCCGCATAGTAGGCCATGAAGTCGCGTCCGTCGCTGATGGTGGCGCCTGCCTCGAGGAATTCGGGCGAGTTGACTGCGGCCCGGATGTCGGCCTCGGTGGGCGCAGCCCTGTTAAAATCTTTTTCAAAACCATCCTGGGGGGCGGGGGCCTCGTGCGCGCACGCGCGCCTCTCCCCCGACAGGGGTTTATTTTCTTTTTCTTTTCTTTCCTTTCCTTTTATTTGTGTACTTTTTGCGGAGTTTATCGGCATTTCTTCGGAGTTATCGTTTATTTCTTCCGAAGAAATATCGTTTTCTTCCGAATCAATGAGCGAATAGTCCGTGATACGGCATGTGCGGCGCGACATGCGGCAGATGTAGCGGAAACGCTCCTGAATGGCCCGCGACGTCAGCACTCCATACTCGTCGAACATCTGCTGCGAGAACAGCCCCAGGCGAAGGCAGCACCGTACAACCTCACGTATATACGCTTCCTCGAAGCCGGTAATCTCCGACACTACGAATGGCAACTCTTCATCCCACCTGCTGTAATAGCCCTCTTTGTACACATTACAGAGCAGGAGAGTATATACTGTGACGGCTTGTCCGCGCTGAGCCCTGATGAGCTTGCGTATGCGGATGTCGAGCATGAAATCTACGTCGAGCGGAAAGTAATCCAGGCCTCGTTTGATACAGCGTCCCATGATGCGTGCGTGTTTAGATCTCGTGTATGCGTATGCCGTGGACGTGGAGCATCAGCTTGCGCTTGATCACATACTCCTTGGTGCGGAAGCCCTTGGTATCCTCCACCACGGTGCGGCCCTGGGCATCGGTATACACGAAGTCGGCCACGTAGGCGCAGGCGTGCTCTATCACCTTGCCGTCGGCGTCGCGGGCCGCGGGTATCAGTTCGTAGCGCACCTGCTCGCGCAGGTTGCTGATAAGACCGGCCTGCTGCATGGTGCGCAGCTCCAGGGCGCGGTTGTGTTCCTTGTATGATGCGTGGCCGCCGGTGCGGGCGGCGCCATATTTATTGCGGGGCTTCGGCGGGGCCTCGCGCATCTGGCGGTATTCTTCGGCTGTCATGATTTCCTGAGATTGACGGTTGATTGTTTGCGGCGGAGCTTCGCGCCCAGCAGGCGCAGACGCCGCAGACGGTTGTATTGCCTTGTCGACAATGCGGCGCCGCACAGCATCGATGGCAGAGCCGCCAGGCTGTCGACGAGCAGCTCGTAATCTTTGTCCGATAGTTGTATGGTGCGCATTGTCGGGGAGGCGTCTTATTGGTTGGTGTCGGGGCGGCGGTATGCCTCACAAAATTCGCGGCTGATGATCTCGGTGCAGGCGTATGGCGCGGCCATGATGAGTGTGGGGCGAACATCCTTCACCTCGGCGCCTTTCTGGCGGTCGCGCACCCGCTTCTCCACCCATGCGGCGGCCTCCTCTTTGGCGGTGTCGGCATTGAGGGTCTTGATGATGCAGGTGAAGTTGTGTGTCTCGGGGTCGACGCCGGTCTCCATGAAGCGCACGGTCACATCCACGTCGGCTTTGTAATATTGTTTCTCGGCCTCGATGTCGGCTGCCCCGGCATCCCGGTCCCCGGCATCGACGGGCGCGGGCTCGATGATTATCACGTCGCGGAGCATGGCCACGGCTGTGAATCCGAATGTGCCCTTGTAGTTGAGCTCGATCCAGTCGCGGGCCACATCGATGGCGCGGGCGGCGCTCTGAGCCACGAGCAGGAACTTGCGGCTCTTGCCTCCGATCTCGGCTGTCACCTTGAACGGCTGCAGCCACCGTATTTCGCCTTCCTCGGCCTGCCGCTGCTGATCGCTCAGCGTGATGGGTGCGGTGATGTCGCCGGCGTTGTAGGCAAACCGTATCGAGGCGGTCAGCTCGGGTGTGACGAGTGTGCCGCGCTCCACGATTATCTCGTTGCGCTCGACCGACACTATCTCGCCTGTAGCTTTGTCGGCGTGGTCCTCGGTCCATGTCTTTAGCACACGTTCGGTGGTGTAATATCCGATCATATCATCCGGATTGCAGGTGGTGAATCTCCGCTCCAGCATACGAGGCTTCTTGGCCGCCGCTGCTTTTATCGGTTTATCTGTCTTGGCTGTCTTTGTCATGTCTGTATGGTGTATGAGGTTATTGTCATGCGCTCTTGGCGGCATTTATTATTTTGTCCATGTTGCGGGCCTCCCCGAGGATGTATCGGTAACACTCGTCGATGCTCTTGCCGGGCTTGGCATACGACTCTGCAAATTGCACGTCCTCGGCCGCCCTCCGCTCAAGATACGCCTTGATGGCGTTCATTGCCTGATTGTTGTTTGTTGCCATGGTTGGTTTTGGTTTTTTGGTTGTCATTGTGGACATGCGGGAGTCGAACCCGCTGCCGCCTCACGGCGGTTGACCGTCTGCCCTGTGCCCCGGCGGCAATCCTTCATAACACCTTATAATCACTAAATACCAAGAAATATAGGACGCCGGGGCTACCGAAACAATCTATGAACTCAGCTCCGCCTTTGCGGGGCCTTGCTGAGGTACCCTCACGGGCACCGGCGGATCTAAAATCAACATTTAAACCAACTTACTTTAACTACTTCTCTTGCAGAGGCGGCGCACGTGGCGCGCCCCGGTATATCTTCTTACCACTGCGGCCTGTCGATGCGCTCCAGATAGCGCCGCTCGTCGCCGGTGAACAGCCAGTACCGACCGTCGGCCGACACAAACGTGCCGTTGAGACCGCACGAGCCCAGGTATCGGCGCCGCCCCGTGTCGGGGTTCTCCAGACGATACACCATCACCGACGTGCATTGCAGCTCCCACATTATATGGTAGGCGGTGCGCAGCACCTGACAGGGCGAGTCGGATGTCATCGCATGTGTCTGTGTCTGTGTCCGGCACCACCGGCTTGCCGTCTGTTTCAGCGCCACCAGCTCAAACCGCCGGCTCACCTTTCCATTCTTTTCCATTCTTCTAAACTTTGAGGAGAGAGATTAATTCCAGCCATTTTAAATTTATAATCCTCGAGATATAATCCACACGCGATGATTAGAGCATCTGCCATCGATACGGCCACATTAGCCAAATCTATGTGGCCCATAGACCGCTTGGCCTTATCGGCAAGCAGCGCCGGCAATATTTGGGTTGCAATAGTCAACCGCTGCGAGTTCTTTTTAAAGTCCAAATCTCTCTTAATGTCAGATTTAGCTTCAATCATTGCTTCCTGCTTGCCTAGAGTATACGCATGGTCGAATGCATAGCAAAAAGCATCGTATATGAACACGAGTTGCCACTGCACTTCGCCGTCGGGGATCCGTTTTTTGAACTCCTCCCAGCATTTGGCACGCGCAATTTCGTAGTCTTGGCTATTTTGCATATTCCGGATCTTATGTTTATTTTTGCATTGTCGTTTGGTGGTGCTTACGATATTGAAGATTTAAATCGTCCCTGGTCGGAGACTGCCAAGCACCACATATCGCAGTTGATGGCCGGGGATGATTGTTTTATTATGGAACATAGCAAGGAGTTTTATCAAAGCGTCATACGCGTAATTGAATATATCGCAGACGGAAACAAGGCTGTGTCTTGTGAAAAGGGAGAGGAACTCGCCGGCAACTATTGGCCGGCTGTGGTTAATCTTTTCAAAGAGCATCATTCTGTTTGCGTTCTGATAGGCGGCAGCATTCACGTCACGCAAGGTCAGTATCTTAATCCCTTATATGAAGACTGCAAGAATCATCTAAAAAGGATTGATGAGATCGAATACGACCGCAATCTTGCGAATGAAGAGAGCGTATGCAATATCAAATATGGTCGTAAGGGCTATCGTATTTCTATATTTGCCATTATTATTTCGTCAGTAGCCATCTTGTTAGAGTTAGCAAAATGGATATGGCCGAGATTATAATCGCAATGTAACTCGCGGTTTTTGTTGCCTTGTCGAGACACTCCATAGAGGCGCGATATAGCCGTCTGTACTCTGCCGGATTTTCTTTTTGCAATCTCTCAAATTCCTCCCATTTAGGAATATCTTTGACTTTCATCATGTCACCTTTCCATTCTTTTCCATTCTTCTAAACTTTGGAAAGGATCACGCCGGCATATCATCCATAGCCATCCAGTACGATCCGTTGCTGCGGCCCTTGCCGAGCCATATCAGCCGCTCGCCCGTCCACGAGGTGCATGTGCCGTCGGCGTGGAAGGTGCCGAGGTAGTCCCACTTGCGCAGATACTCGTTGAACACCTCGTGGCGCACGTCGCAGCCCTCGCGGCGGGCCATGTCGACGCCATATTGCAGGCCGTCGTACATGTGTGCGTATTCGCGGCGCTCAGCCGAGGCCTCGTCGTGATAGAAGCCGCCCTTATTGCCGCGGCGCACCGGGATAAAGCGGTGGGCATCCATGCGGTTCATAAGTCCACCACTCCTTTCTGTGCAATATGTGGTGCGAAATATCCTCGTTTGCGTGCCTCGTTGCGACATTCGCAGCACAGCACACGTATATTAGCCACCTCGTTGCGGCCGGGCGCTCCCACGGGCAGCATGTGCCACACACAGCACCATTGCTGCTTGCGGCCGCAGCCTTCGCAGCACTTGCCGGTGAGATCCATGCGCGCATGGCGGTTGCGCTTGAACGTTTTGCTGTGGTACTGCCCGTTGTGGCGTATCTGCATGCCTCGCCGCGATATATACAGATTCAGGCCGGCTATGCGGTAGCGGCGGCAGGTCGCTACCGTATCATCGCTGCACGGGCGGCGGAATTTCATGGCACGCCGCGACAGGTATATATACCATCCTGATATCGACAGACGCAGCAATATGTGCTTGTTTTTTTCGGGGGTGTCAGATCCTCTCATAGCGAGCTCCCTTCCTCGGCCGGCTTGGCCATCTGCGCGCACATCCACCCGAATACGGCCGCTATGCCGATCACCGCCGCTATGGCAGTCACGGCAATGTGGCCGCTCACTGCGGCTATAAAGGCCACGGCAGCCGCTACGGCGCCCACGCCCGATATTTTTTTCTCGATACTTTGCTTCATTGCTTTCATTGTTTTATATGCTTGTTGATTGTATTGCATTTTTTATCTGCCGGCGCGCAGATTCTTCATCACGTCGTTCTCGCGGATGTTGAACTGCAGTCGCTCGGCCTGGCACAGTGCCATCAGCTCGGCGCGCGAATATGTGCGCCTCGAATTGCTCGTCGTGCCCCGGCGCACCGGGAATATCTTGTTCTCGCGCACCCAGCGGCGCACCGTGCTCTCGCCGAACCGGCGGAAGGCCTCGCCCTGGCTCAGCTCGTCCTCAACCGGCGCCTGCTCGCGCACCATCATTGCCACGCCCAGAGCCGCCTGCTCCATCAGCAGCTTTTTCAGCTCGTATGAGTCAAATGTGTAGTAAGGCATATCTTTGTCGGTTTATAGGTTCGTTACTCAAGCCGTGCGTGTGATCGTCACCGTGCGGCTTGCGCGGTCCACAGCCGTGCTGTAGGTGCGATCCCACTGCAGGCCGTACTGGTAGCACATCGAGCGCACCGAGTTCAGGCGGCTTACGCCGAGCGTCTTTGTGTCGCCCACCTCCATCTCGCGCAGCTCCTTGGTGCTCACGCTTACAGGTAATTCTTTGGTCGTTTCCATCATTGCTTTTTATTTATTTTATTATTATATTTGCGCTTGATTTTATCTTTACTTTTGTGTTGCTAACTTTTGTCGATGCAAAGTTAATTAAAATCTTAGATTAATCTAAATTATTCACATTATTTAACTATTATGCTCAAGGATAGACTGCTACAATTCATAAAATATTTAGGTATTACTGTATCAAAATTTGAATCTACGGTGGGCCTATCAAATGGTGCTGTAAGTCGTACTAACGACAATATGCGCCAACGCACAGTTGATGCGATTACTGTTGCATATCCACAACTTAATACTCGTTGGCTTCTCACCGGCGAAGGAGATATGATCCGCAAGGAATTCCGCAATGAAGTCAGAGATCTTACGCCCGACGAGCGCGCACAACTCGATAAGGAGATAGCCGAGGGCAGGGTAACGCTTGTGCCGTTGGTGCATATCGATAGTGTAGGCGGTGTGCATTCGCCTAATGCCATTGTCTCGTCCGAGCAATATGTAGAGCGCATGATACCATTTCTTGATGCAAGGCCCGGTGACGTGGCGATATTGCAGTCGGGCAATTCGATGGCTCCGACCATACCGGCTGGAGCCGTTATGCAGATTCGCCGTGTGGATAATTGGCGCGAATACTTCGGCTACGGCGGCGACTTCGTGCTATGGCTCGCCGATGACCGCCGCATAACCAAGCAGGTGCTAAAAAGCGAAGACGATCCGAAAAATTATGTGCTGTGCCACTCATATAATCCAGTGGCTGCCGACGAAGAACTTCCAAAATCGATGATAAAGGAGGTTTGGAAAGTTGTGAATGTATTAATTAATAAAGGATGGTGATTTAATTTCAGAGACACTATGCTGATTGAAGAGCGACTTGTGCGATATTCTTGGCTGTCGGCTATTGTTGCACTGGTATCGGCAATAGCATCAGTAATTGCTGCTGCAATAAACTATAGCTGCGAAAAACATGAGCCCGACAATGAACACCACCATCCCTATGAGCTTATAGAACCTTGGCCGGTTCCATACAAACCAGCATGGCTCCGGATCCTTAAGAAGCCAATTCCTTTCGTATTCTATTTCACTCAGTCTCCCTGTGATACGGCCGTCGGTATAGCAGTCGAAGAAATCCCCGATTACAAAAAAGATACAGGCTACCAGGCAGAACTCGATAAGAATAAGAACGCCAAAGTGCAAAAGATTATGAATGACCATAACTGATAGAATTGATTACCAGCGCAAAAATAAGGGTTTTAAGTGGCGTGACAATCCGCCAAATTACACAACAATGTAAAATGAATTCACAGACATATATTATAACTTTCGACGACTACGACCGCACCGCATGGATAAGAACAATATCTGACATCCAAAAAGTGCTTAAAAGTTCAGGCCTCCCATCTCAGGAAGTCGTAATTCGATTATGCGGCAATTTTACCGTAGAGAAAATGGAGTCTCTGCATAGAGTGCTTTTGGCATGCCTGATACAGTTGCTCATAAAACATGGATATGTAGGACATATCGAGGCCGAGGATAGCATGTTGAAGCATTTGACCGATGATTTGCATATCCTCCCCCGGTTTTCTCCAGGCATAAGGTTACAGGATTATATTGATACCACAAAACCGAGTCTATGGAAAGTCGCGAGCGAATGTTATCCGATGTATAGCGCTCATATTGCACAATATTTTAAAAATACCTATCTTTGCAAAAAGGACATATCAATATTTAAGGTGGTGCTCGATGAGTTGTATGCTAATATCGCAGACCACTCGCAAGGCGATGATATGGCATATTCATACATTTCCTACGATGACGAAAGCCGGATGATTGATGTCGCTTTTTGCGATTTCGGCATTGGTATCGCCGAATCACTCAGAAGGGCCGGGCTCAACATCGATAGTAATTATATTATGCACGCCACTCAGGCAGGCGTTACCGCTCAAAGCAATCCGCACAATAAGGGCTACGGTCTCGATACTGTTGTATCATGTGTGGCAGGGAGCGACAATGTGCTTACTATTATCAGCGGTAACGAGCTCTTTGTGGCGTATGGCACACGGTTTAAACCTCAAACATGGAAGTGGCCATATTATATTGATGGGACATTGGTTTTCTTCTCCATCCCCGCCGATGCCTTCGACGATGTTGATTATGAAGATTATGGTAATGAATTATAAAATTCTTTGATTATGATGCAAGCCCTGCTTATAAAGACTTATCTGGATAAATACCTCGACTATCCTAAAGCCGGAGACGCCTTCTATCGCGACGCCAAAAATATAATCGATGCCGGCGGCATTGTAGTATTCGATATGCTTGATGTCGATGGCATACCGACTGTGTTCCTGAATACAAGTTTGGGACATTTGCTCGACGACTACGGTGTCGACAAGGTGAAACAGTCGATAAGGACCGGCAATATGCCCCGCTCGCAGGTCGACCGTATGCGCCGATACATAGCCATCTACCAGCAGACCACTGCCAACAAAGCATAATTAAAGCGGGCACCCAGCCATTGAGGCCGGTGCCCGCTTCGCTTTTATAGCCCGCAAGATCAGGGGTCGGGGAAATTAGCGTCGCGCCACTCCTCCCACTCGCATCCCGTGAGAACTTTGAACGCGACTATGGCCTGTCCGAAGGCAGTACCGGCCGTGAAGCCTTGATTAATAAAGCCCTGCGCAATCTCATATAACATGCGCCGCAGCTCCAGCCGCTCCTTGTGCTTAGAATCGAACATAACTAACAGAATTGATTACCGCCGCGAAGATACATAAATCATGTAGCGTAAAACAAAACCGGCCCGACTGGCTATGTAAGCCAACCGGGCCGGCGTCGGATCTTGTAGACGGACGATGCAAATTAACTACAAATTATCCGACAATATCTGTATCTCGTAAGCGATGGTGTCAAGCGCATCCTTAAGCTTTCGGCGCTCATCATCCGAGAAATCATCGGGCTTGCCGTTCTTGATGTCGTGATTGAGCTTGTGGCACAGCCACGACCGCGACCGTCCGAAAAACCGCTCCGCGATATATGACACCTTCAGGACCTTCATTATATCCTGCTCCTTGAGGTTCAAGACCCGCTCCGATGATGCCGACGCCCTGAACCGTGCAACCGCCTCCTCGGCAAGCCTCGCGCCCTCATCCGACTGCGCGCGCTCCATTATTTCCTTTATAAGATCTTCGTCTGCCATTCTTATTTATTTTTTAGGAGTCCTCCCCTTGTGTGGAGAGGACTCTTTTTTAGTGTCGGGGTTCAGACTCTTGTCAGCTCCTTTACTACGGCCCTGATGGTGTCTCTGAGGATTCTCTTATCACTCTTATCAGCCATCCGGCGGAAGTCGAGGAGAAGTCTTACAACCTCGATGATTCTCTGAATAAACTTTGCATCGTCCATTTTTCAAATCTTTTGGTTAAACAATCGGTTAATTATCTCTTTGTCTTATTGACACTGCAAAGTTAGTCAACATTTGTTGATTATGCAAATATTTCAGCATATATTTTCTCAAAAAAACATAAAATATTAGCGTTTTATGGAGAAAAGCGCTATCTTTGCGCAAGCGAATTAACGAACTTAACCGAATTACTTCATGCCTCCCGTAAACAATCTTGACATCCGAGATGTCGCAAAATACATAGGCCTGTCACTTACTTCTAAGGGCCTGTCGGTAAGCCCCCTCAAGCTTCAGAAACTGCTCTATTACACACAGGCATGGTTCATGGTGTTCCTTGGCAGGGAAAATACACTCTTCCGCGATGTGCCTCAGGCATGGGTCAATGGACCGGTGTATCCCACTATATATCATATTTATAAAAATATGACCGCCAATATGTGCGATCACATCGATTCAAAAGCGTTTTATGATGGAGCCGCCGATGCCGGCCTGCGATATTATACATCCCTGCTTGGCTTCAATAGCGACAGCCTGGAACTTATAGAATCGATTATGATGCTTTACGGAAGCAAGACGCAGAACCAGCTGATATTACTTACTCATAGTGAACAACCATGGGCCGAAGCTCGAGCGGGTATCGCACCCGGCGAAAGATCCGAGAAAGAATTGTCGCTCGATACGATGTACCAATACTATCTTGCCCGCTACAAACGCAACCGGGAGCACCATGAAGCTTGAATATGAAGATGCCTTCGAGCCCGAAGATTTTCACACCATCAATTCTCGAGAACGATTTGACCATCAACTTAGCGTCGATGATGTGCGGCTTACCACCGATATTCCTCTCGTGGTAAGATACGATTATGTGGATCTCGGAGCCACCGATTACCATTTTCAACAGCAATTTACACAAGAGGATACCAAGGGATACTTCTCGCGGATGAAAGAATTCGCGGGTAAGAAGATCAATGCATTGCTCGCCGACTCCGGGCGGTTGCACTTCTACCGCAGCGAGCTGCGGGGAAAGGTACTCGAAGCAGTGCGGAAGATTCTGCCAAAGGCTATCGAAACAGATCAGATAATATATCACTTCTCCTTATATGATACCGACCGCTGGGCCGACCGTAGCACCGATACACGTAATTCGCGCGTATATTTCATACTCGGCACCTACGGCCATATATACATCCTGTTTTTCGATCCCTACCACGAGCTAAACCCTATGCCGCGTCCTGCGGAAGATTAATTATATTTAGCGGGTACCCTGTTTTGTCAGGGTGTCCGCACGCTTTATCGCGACAATATCACATCCTCGATACCGACATAATCAAGGATCTGCCGGTTCGCACGGTCGATAGGCTCCCAGTCGCGCCGGATATACACATCCGTAGTTTTCATCTCCGGGTCGGCATGGTTCAGCCCCTCATGAATCACATACTTGTCGACACCCGCCTCATTCGAGCCGATCGTGGCCCACGTATGCCGCGCCGCATAGAACTGCAGCCCCGGCACACCGATAGCCTCGCCCACCTCCTTCATGCCCCGGCTCAGCATCGTGTTGAACGTAGCAAGCGACGCATAGTGCCGCCCCACCCCAAGCACATATTCACCGCGCGGATCCCTGTACCTGCCGATAATCCTGTCCGCCGCCGGCACCACCTTCACCGAGATCAGCGCCCCGTCCTCACGCCGCCGCCGCGTCTTTGTACGCTCATACGTGATACGTCCGCCCGAATAATCCGTCGCCGAGTAAAGATCCGCCGCATTCATCCCCTGCAGCATGAAACTCAGCAAAAACATATCCCGGGCCACATTCCTAACCTTATAATACCGTCCCTGCGACGGCACATCCGGCAGCGCCGCTATCGCAAGCAGCTGCTCCCGCGTTATGGCACGCTTGGCCGGTTTCGGTCCCCGGGGCTTCTCCACCCTGCGGAACGGATCACGCGGCACATTCATCACCCCCGCATCCTCATCATTATACTCGTCACGGATCATATTGAACACCGCCCGGAACTTCGCCATATAATTCCGCGCCGTCGACGCCATGCAGCGCCTGCGGCCATCCTCCCCGTCAGTCATAAGCCACTGCAGCCACTCCTTCAGGAACGTCACCGTCACATCATTCACATCCAGCGTATCACCACCCGTGTACCGCATCAGCGCCGACAGCATATCGCCAAACGTCCGCGCATTACCCCCGCGGCCCTCGCCCACAAGCCGCTCCATGTGGCGCCGCACATAGCCGAACACATCCAGCCTGAACCGCCCCGGCTCATCCTCCCTGCGCATCAGCAGCGCCGCGATCTCCCCCGCCGACATATCCATCACATACACCCCCAGCCGGTCTACCCTGTCCTGAAAATCCCTTATCAGCGCATCGCACATGTCAGAATACAGCCGGTTGCGTATCTTCAGCGACCGCGTCAGATCCGACGCCCCCACATACCACGGCGTCGCGATATACTTCACCTGCTTACGGTGCGTAAGCCTTATCTTGATATTATACTTGCCGTCCTGGCGCCTCTGATGAGCCAGCACAAGAGCCTTGAAAGTAGGCATAATGTTATACGATTTTTGTAAAACTATTGTAAAACTTCTGCAAGGATTGTAAAAGATTCGTGAAACTTCACCCCGCAAAAGTACAACAAATTTCCTTGAAATCCAAACCACCCGTCAACAAAAAATCCCTGCCCCGTGCCCCACTCCACCTCATCATAACAATCAAAAAACCAACAAATTCACATACAAATTACACCCAAATATACCAACAACAGCCCCGACCGCACAGGCGCGGCCGGGGCTGTCTCGCAGAATTATATAACATTCAACCATAATTTTATTTATGTGCTATGTAATAGCGAGATATATGTTGTACTATGATATGATGTAAAACTATTGTAAAATTTGCGGATTGGTTTTACAGTATGATTTTATACAATTAAGGCGGTCTGTCCTCACGGATGGGCCGCCTCGGGAATCAATCCTTACTCAAGTTGTGAATGAAAAAACAATAGCAACAAGTATGGTCAGTGCAAGTGGATCGGTTATCGTCTGAATTTCCTAATCAGCCACACCACGGCGATACACAGTGCTACGGCCACACCACCGAGGGCGAAGCCCCCGAAGTCCATTTTGGCCTGCTCCCAGCGGGACAGGGGCCGCTCGACGGGGTATGGCTCGCGGATGGTGTCGCTGCGCTCGATATAGCAGGTGTCGTGGATGTATTCGGTGGAGCGGTGCCAGCGGTCGCGGATGTCGACCACGGTATCGCCGCGGACCCACACGAGGCGGGTGTCGCGGAGGGTGTCGGTCGTGACGTGCTCGACGTCGCGGTCGCGGTACTCGGTACGCACGCTCTCGACGGGTGTGTATACGGTGCGGGTGCAGCCGCAGAGCGTTATGAGCAGCCATATCATAATGGCCCAGCCGAGGATGCTGAAAGCAAGTACGCCGAGGCAGCCCCAGCGGCGGGCGCGGATGTCGGAATCGGTAGGCTTCATTCGACCGTGATTTTAATGTCCTCGCCTTTGTTTTGGGCGTCGAGCAGATATTCGGTAATGCGGTGCTCCCATATGGTGGAGTTGAGCACCTTGCCTTTGGCTTTGTTCTCGCCGACAAGGATGCAGCCTGCGCTGTCGGCGGCGGTGTTGCCGCGATGTATCAGAACGCCCTCGAAGTGTGGTACGCTCAGCAGGCGCGGCAGCAGGCGTTTGAATTTCGGCGAGGTATTGACTACTACATCATAGGTGCCAGCAGGTATGGCGGTCTCTCCGGCAACCTTACGCTCTTTTGAGAGATCGCGCACACGATCCTCCAGGGTGTCGCACCAATATTGGCCGTCGATGTAGAGCTGACCGATTGTGTATGTATCGCGCTTGGCGATACGTTTTAGCACGATGTTCATGGCTGCATGTCGGGGTTATTTGCGGCGGCTTCGATGCGGGCGCGGCGCTCGGCGGCGAGGCGGTCGAAGGCTGCTATCTGCTCGGCGCGGAGGGTGTCGGCCTCGGCGGCGGTTATCTCGCGCCAGTCGTCGGGGCTGTCGCCGCGTCCGAGGCTTATGGCTGTGGCGAGGGGGCGGGCGGGGATGTCGACGTCGGCGGCCTCGGTGAGTACGTGGTCTTCTTCGGCCCGCAGTACGGTGGTGGTATAAGATTCCTGTTTCATTGCTGTGGTTTGTTTGATTATGCGTTTTTGACTACGAGCCAGCCTTTGGAGGTGGCGACGGCGATTTGTTCGGGTGTGAGGCGGTTGTATGCGGATGCGTGGAGATACAGGCCGAGGGCGCGCCCGCTACCGGTAATGTCGGCAAGGCCGTTGATGATCACCATGGCACTCTCGACAGTCAGCAGCGGGGAGTCGGCGAGATACACCACATTGTGTAGTCCGGTTACAGGGCCTATGATGGTTTCAAGGGAGGGCAGGTTGTAGAAATATGCATCGATGTCCGTTTGGTCGGCTGTGTTGGTAAAGTCCACATCAGTAAGTATCAGCTCGCGCAGGCGTGGCATATCCACACAAAGAGACACTAAGTTGGCCCCTTCCTTGAAGCGCTTGTGGCTGAAATTAAGCACCTCCACACCCGAGTCGCTGAACACCCACTGCATAGATTCTCCGGCGCTCACATCCCACATGCTTACATCGAGGCTGCGCAGATTTGCGGTGTTGTTGAACACGCTGTCAAAGCTTGTACATTCGGCTGTCTTAATTCCGCTTACATCTATTGCGGTGGCGTTGCAGCTATAGAAAGCACCGCTTATGTCAGTCACATGCGGTATGTTCCACTTTGTGCCGCTTTGGTCGCCTTTTATATTCGAGATGTAACCATAATCGGCCTGTGTCCAGTAAGCGTGGAACAATTTTACCGGCGCCGTAAATTCGGTTAACATGAACGTATCCACGCCTGAATCTACGTAGATTTGGGCGGCATTCGTTATTATACCGTAGTTCAGGTCTAAAGTCTGTATGGTTGCCAATGCTTCGTGTGTGGCGCCATTGAACAGGTTCGCTACATTCGTTGCCTTGGGATGGCTGATTACAGCGGGCAATGAGCGTACACTGCCATGGTTTGCATATAACGCGGCAATCTGAGTAGCGTTGGGGGCATTTACCTGCGGGATGCGCCGCAGCTTTTTCAACTGGTGGAATACATAATTAGCCAGTGTCACATTGGGCCAGTCGAGCGTGGGGAAGTATTCAATATTGGTGAGGCCCTGGAAAATAGCTACGGCTTGCGTCACCGCCGAATAATCCACCTTTGGCATGATGCGCAGCTGTGCGTCCCTGACATAGTTGCCGTAACTGTATGTGGCGCGGCTTTCGTCCCATACCTCGGCGGCAAATGTGCGGGCGTAGTCGATGTCGGCCATGGTGAGGTCGGGCACGTCGGCAAGGCACTGCTCTATCTCGGTGTCGTTGTAGCCGATGGTGCGCAGGGCGTCGGCGAGGGTGGCGTTGTGTGCGGCGGCCTTGGCGTTGAGGATGTCCACACGGGCGGATATGGCGGCGACGAGGTCGGCGGGGGCGAGATAGCCGGGGCGCTCGACACCCGCCTTTTCGGCCAGTGTGCCGAGGCGGCGCAGCAGGGCCGTGAGGTTGTCGATGACGTCGGCGCTGTCGGCGGCGGCCTGCTCTATGCGGTCGTTGTAGTCGGTTGTCATAATCAGTAGTTTGAGAGGTTGAACGTTGCCGCGCCGATGCCGATGGTGCGCTCTTCGGATTGCTCGTTGCGGCTGTAATAGTGTATGCGCAGGATGTGGTCGCCGGCACCGAGGCGGAGTGGCCCACCGTCCGTAATATCGTCGAGGACGAATCCGATGCGGCAGGCCGGAGGCGCGTCGCGGTCGGTGCGGGCGGGAGTGATTTCCTCGCCGAACCAGTTGTCGCAATCGTAGGGCATCCACACATCAAGGCGTCCGTCGCCCCAACCGACGTTGGCGGCTGTGAGCTCCACGCTGTCGAGCAGTGCCGGGCGGTCGAGGTGCAGGATGATGTCGGTGTACATATCGTCGCTGTAGCCGGGATTGGCGCCGTCGGGATGGACTGCCAGCAGCATGATGTTGCGCCCGTCGGCTGTGCGGTAGCCCTGCATTACGCCCCCGGGGGCGACGGTCACCGACCGGCGGCACGGCTCGTCGATAAGCGGTCGGAGTGTGTTGACTTCGCCTTGCATGGACTTGATAGCGCCGTGCAGCGCTCCGGGGATGAGCCGCAGCGGCCCGGTGTCGTCGACCCCGACAGCAGCCGCAAGCGACCGCACCTCGGCGCCGATGTCGCGCACCTCGGCCACGAGGCTGAAAGTCCGTCGCGCCGTGGCGGTGATATTTTTATCTCGTTCGTTTGTCATTTTCAGTCAATTTTTCGTAACTTTGCAATATGAGATGCGACGCTTCGGCTCCAACCCGTCTGAGAGGTATGCGCGGCTTCCTCTTGAATTAGTCCTTTGCTTCGGCGAGGACTTTTTTATTTCTTGACACCGAATACCGTTTGTATGGCCGTGTAGTCGAGAACGTCATCATCGTGTCGCCATCTACCGAGTAGGCCGTCACTGCGAACGGCACAATATTGCTCACACAGTCGGCCTCGGTGATGCGCTTGTCGTGTGTTATATCGGGGCGCACGAAAGCGAAGGCAAACTCAAAGTTGTAGCCATCGGCCTCATCCGCCTTAATGCTGGAGTTGGCGCCATGACTGATAACCGGCACTCCATATCTGTCTTCGCCATACGACAGATAATCTGCGGGGGTAAATCGTGCCGCCGAAGCATCAAGTTCGGCATACGGCTGCTGCCTGGCGAAGTCGCGCACATAACCTACGCGATTGGTAGCAGTATCGATGATGCAGTTGTAACGCTGACCGTAGCACCGCAGGCCGCTGTAACGTACCTTGTCCACAACCTCGCCCTGCTTTTTAAGCGTGGTCTTGAACCGTCCGTAGCGGAACAGCAACGGCGCATAGCCCGCGGCAAGGTATCTCTCATACCCCTCGATATACAGTGCCTCTTTGGTGCCGCGCAGGGCGATACGGCCAAGTGAAGCCGCCGACGGCTGCCCCGAGCCGGAACCCGACCCGAGTATTTCGGCCATCGCTTCGTTGACCTTTTCAAGCACCGAGTTATATACGTCGGTATCATGCATCATGTGCCAGGGTATGGTGATCTCAATCTCGGCGCCCGAAGGGAGTCTGTCGGCTGCATCGCGCGTGAGCGTTATGTCCGATACCACGGGTACTGCGGTGTACTGTTTGCCGTCGGGGTATATCTCATTGGGTATGTCGCAGGCGAGGTCGATGTGCAGCTTGCCGGCAGTGAGGCCGTGGTGATCGCATACGATATGGATGCGCCCGTTGTCGTTGTAGCAGTTGTAGGGGACACCGCCTTTTACGCCCGCCTCATACGAGCGGGCCTTTGTCGCCGTCCACAGCCGCACGTGCCAGTCGAAGTCGGGCCAGCCGATGTCGTCGCCGCAGGTGTTGAGTATACGCATCAGAAAGCTGAAATCGTCCCTGTAATATACGCATGCCGGCTCGTTCTGATAATTATCTAAGTTCTTGCTCATGGAAGTAGTGATTGGCCGGCCCCGCCGTCAACGGAGCCGGGATGGTTGAACAGTTGCAGGATAAAATCGAAGTCGCTGCGGAAATTAATCTTTGTCATGTGGTGCGAGTTTAGAGCTTATGTCGGAAATGTGCTCGTTGATAGAGGCTTTGAATTTGCTGAGTTCGCTGGCATAGTGGATGGATATGCCGAGCAGCGAGGCCACGAACACGCAGACTATGCCGAATGCGGTGAGCACGGATTCATGGATCTGTCCCTCGGGCGGGATGTACATGCCCAGGAACAACAGTACGATGCCGGCGCACATGATCACTACCGACAGAGTGTACACGAGCACGTCCTTGAACGACAGCTTGTCAAATTCCTGCTTAAGATGTTTCATAGCGGTGCGAGGTGAGTGGTGAATATAATGAGCCATCGCTTGGCTTCGAGCCGCGAGGAGCCGTCGCCGTAGGCGGTGACGACCGACCCCGCGGCGATGGCTGCCGCGGCGATGGTCGTGATGGTGTCGAGGCTTAGGCGCCGGTCGGTAACGCCGCAGGGGCGCTGAGCCTCCTTCTCCCGTTCCTCGGGTGGTACCGACGGCCGGATTGAGTTGTACTCATCGACCGGGTCGAGATAGGCATTGCGGACGCGCAGCACTTCGACAAGAGCCGGGGCCGGGAGGTCGAGTTCAAGTGCCTCGCTGAGCAGTTGCCATCGGTTGTATGCTTCGTTGTATGTAATCATGTCGGTTATATATGTGCTGCGATGGAACATCCATACGACAGCGGGCAATTTTTCCAAAGTACATCGAGGGCGATACCCATGCGGGATGCGCCGCTTGCGGGATGCTGTATGCCGCCCGATGCGGTGCGGAACAGCAGCGCCGGAGCATATAGCGCCACTATGATTGAGCCGGCGGCCGGGATACGCACTTCGCTCAGGGTATCCTTAAGCGGTGCCCTGGTGGTTGAGCCCATCGTGGCCGACATCCCTACTGCAAAGATAGTTGAATTAAGTAGCGTCGCAGAGTCGGATGACAGGGTTTGTGAGGCGCGGACGACTAATTGTGTAGCCACATGCTCCTCGGTGTCGGTGTTATCTATGCGTATGAGCATCCCGATGTGGCCGTCGGGCGATGCGTCGAGGCTCGCGCCCTGACTGCCGGCCATCGCTATGCCGCTATACTCTGACGGGTCGGTGAAGGTAAATGTCTTGTTTGCCTCGAGAGCGGCGCTCACAATTCCTATCACGGTGAGGTTGAGGTAATCGATGGTGTCGCTGCGGCGGATCTTGCCCGTAAGGGCAGGCAGAGCCGGAAGCGCAGTCACGTGTCCGAGCGATAAGGTCCCCTTGAGATAGTTCTGCTTGCGGGTGGAGCCGCACAGCAGGTATACATAATCGGTATTTATGGCCAGCGCTGTGTCGCTGTCGGGACCCCCGTCGCCATAGAGCGTTATCATGCCTCCGCCCTCGCCGAATGTGCGGTCGGCGCTCTTCCATCCGATCATGCGGTAGCCGCCTGAAATCGAGCTGTCGGACCTGAGCACGACAAGGCATGGATAGAGGTCGGCGAGCAGCCGCATTTTGTTCCAGGCGATGGTGCCGGTGGATATAGCGTATGTACCGAAAAACGAGTAATTCGACCTGTCGGGATTGAGCGAGATGTCGCCCGGCGATTGCAGGAAGGGCGGCGCGTCGTGATTGTAACCGCGGAAGTCGCCCAGGCGGCAGGGTTGCCACAGTGAGCTATCGCCGTCGGCATAATCGCCCGACGGGCGCACATATCGCCATGCCGTGCTGAGATTGAGTGCCTGGATGAGCGCCGCCGGTGTGGCATAGGAATTGATCTCGAAGCCATAATTGGCCTCGGCGCGCTTCTCGTCGGTAATGTCGGCGATTGTGGAGTGCACCACGGGCTTACACAGGCTCCATATATTGATTTTGGCCGAGCGACACAGAGCCACGACATCCGATGCCGTGGTGCCGAGCGTCGATTGGAGTTTTGATACAGATATTGGGCTTGTCAGGATACTCATTGGCCGAATGCTGTTATGTCGTTAATACCTACGATAGGCTTGTTGCATACCACGGCGTCGAGGGTGGCATCGTAGTAAAAGCGCGCGCCGTTGGGACCGATCCATACACTGCCGCCGGTGTACAGTGCCTCGGCCGCCGATACCTGTTTGGCGGCATTCAGTGTGTCGATCGACAGGATGCTCTCACGGGTGAAGGCTCCGGCCGCGTCGCGGTGCGACAGACTCAGAGTTTTGTTGCTGCCGGTATTCTCGAGCCACAGCGATGTACCGTCGGCGAGCATCCATCGCAGGGCCACACCGTTGTACATAAACATCGTGGAGCTGCCGATGCCGAATTTCGTGACACCGCTACTGTTGGCGATCTGCAGGATGCCGGTGATCTTGCCGCCGGTGAGCGGCAGGTATTTGCCGACGATGTCCTCGGCAGTCAGGAAGGTCTTGCCTTTAGTGACAGTGAGGGTAGAATCCGTGAGCGTGACCGCTGTAACGGCGTTGCCGCTGCCCGATTGTGCGAGCTCGAGGTCGGAGCCGGTGTCGAGGTTGTCGACGGTGGCCCTGAGCTGGCACAGCCCCTGATACAGGTCATAACCGAGGGCGGCCGACAGCACATACTGTGCCTTGTCGGCGGAATATTCGGCCCATGAGTCGAGGCGCTCATAGCTTGTGCCGCCGGTCCCTGTCCCCCCGTCGGTGGTTCCGGCACCGAAGGCGGCCACATCGCTCACCGAATAGAGCGAATATTTGGCCTTGATGCGGGTGATGTTGTCGGAGACAACCTTTTCAAACAGCTCGTCGAAATCCACCTTGTCGAGTTTGGCGTCGAGGGCGCTCTGCAGGCCGGATATGCGGTCGATCGCCAGGATCATATTGCCGCCTGTGTACGAGCCTCCACCGCCTGAGCCGCCGGCATGGCGCTTGCGGCGGGCTTCGGAGCGCGGCAGGGCCGGCAGGGATGATACTTTTACATTAAGCTGCTTCATTCTTCAGTGACAGTGTGAAAGCGGGTTGAGAATATGCGTGTGAGCGTGAGGGTCGATACACCCTCGATGAGGTCGAGCCGTTCGGCTGTGGCCATAAAGCGGGCATCGGCAGGCTCGGTGTTGACTGTGTATACCGGACATGCCCGCTCGCTCGGCTCCGCCGCGCCGGTCAGGACGGTGGATCGCTGCTCATATTGCGAGGCCAGGATGCTGATAAGCGCGCCCTCGAGGCTCACGATATGCTCGCTGTCGACAAAGTTGCTTATCTTCCGTTGACTGATCGGAATGCCGTCATTGCGGCGATACAGCCCGCGGGCGGTTGGCAGCGTATATGTGTCGGAGCCGCACATCGTATCGAGCTCGAGCTTATCGTGTGCGCCCGGCGTGATGGGGCAGCTGTACACAAGGTCGCCTGTCTCAGCGGCGAGGCCGTTATTGTCGACGATCTCTACCTTTGGATTGCGGAACAGTTGCCAGCGCACGGCGGGGATATCCTTCACTTCCTCCGGCTCGCCGTGCACAAGCCCGACGTCATACCATATCAATCCCTCATGATTGATAGGCGTGGCACCGCGTCCGAACTCCACATGCAATGTACATCGACCCCTGACCGGTGGCATGGGAATAAACTCACCGTCGCCACGTTTGCGCCACCATCCCGGCAGCGCGCCGGTATAGCGCGGTATCGCCTGACGGTTGGTGGCCCAGCCGTTGCAGCCTGTTTTCTTCTTGCGGTCCTCCCAGTCGTAAAATGCCAGCCAGCACTCGCCCCATGGTGCGATCCCGCTGTTCGCAGAGGTCCATACGCCCTTGATTCTGGGCGTATGGGTACCCGGCGAGGTGACGACATTTTCATTTGTATAATACATCAGCACGCGGCCCTCATCATCGGTCACATATATGCGGCATGGTATGTATACAAAATTCCACTGGGAGCTCTGCATCTTGTAGTGGCTTTCGCCGTTGTATCTATCGCCCTCTTCAAATGGGTTGTATCGGGTGTCGAGCAGCATGTCGAGCGTCACCTTGATCTGGTAGCGACCGTCATAGCCTCCGAGCGTTACGGGCGTCACAGCGAAGAAATGGCCGATGCCCTGCGAAGTAACGGCACCTGAGTATCGTGGATTAGGGCAGTGGCCGCCGAATACGAGCGTGCCTGATTTACTGCTGCCTGCCTTGATAACCGATGCGATGCCGGCGTCGTCCGAGCCCGAGTATATCGCGTCGATACGGTAGAAATTGAGCACCCCGGTCGAACTGACGAGAGCATTGCCGATAGTGAGAGCGCCCGGCTTGGTGATCCGCGGTCCGAATTCGATGTTGAAGCCATCGTATATTTTACCTGTACGTCCCGGAACGGTGTATGACTGCGACCGTGAGTCGCCGTCGAATTTCACATCAGAGGCCGTGAGAGATCCGTCTACGGCTGTGGCATCGCCATAGGGGCTCTGTGTTATCCTGATCTCCGAGTATGTCGGGCCGACACTAAACGTCTGCTCGTCGCGCTCCCATCTTACGGCCTCGGGTGTACGCCTGTACAGGGTTATGAGGTCAAACAGCACAAATTCTCCGGCCCGCTGTATCAGGTGGAGTCCCAGGGGCTGCAATACGGCCTCAAGCACCTCGCGCAGGCTCATAGGCTCGCCGTCCTCGTCGTAAAAATTTGAATCGTCGACCGCTATCTTAGTCGGCGTGAGGGCCACGCCCTCGGCATCGTGCATTGTGATGGCCGTGGTGTAGCTGTTGCCATAGCCGAGCAGGCCGAGACAATATTTCAGCAGGTAGTCGATGGTGTGGGTGCGTCCCGGCAGCAGGTCGAAGTCGATGTGGTCGAGCGGCTCGAGGTCGCTGAATGTGAGCATCACCGGATAGTCCCTGCGATACTGGTACGGCTCCTCGTATTGCTCGGAGTCGATACAGCCGCGCCAGAACACATTGCCGTTGCGGTAGATAGTGAGGCGCACGCGTGCCGGGTCGACGGTATAGAGGTGTGTGAGCGATCGGTCTTCGGGCGATACCACATGGAGAGTTACCGCCGAGCCGTGCAGGGCATCGTGCAGCGCGGCCTCCTTCCATTCGATGCTTGCCTCGGTGGCGTCGAATACAAGGTCGATTGGTTCGAGATCCTCGTCGGTGTCTACATCGATGTGTACCTCGTACATGTCGCCGGCCTGATTGGTGAACCGGCCCTTGTGTGTCACTGTGCTCATATACGGCTTTTAAATCTGTTCCACTTGCGGAGTATAATTTCAAGATCGCGCCCCGAGACACGGGTGGTGAGGCTGTCGGGCATACCGCTCCATGCAGGCTCGATAAGCGATTGCAGCTTATTGAGCGGGGCCACCACCTCGGGGTTGTTGGCCGCCCCCGGATATTCGCCGAACAGACCCACCGTAGGGCCGTAGGCAATACCGCCTTCGGCAAACTTGGGCAATGCGGCAAACGATGCCAGGACGCTTGCGATTGCAGCACCTGCGGCGATGTAACCTATAATAGGCACATCGGCTGCTGATGCTGCCGCCTTGGCGGCGGTAAGGGCGGTAAGGGCCGGTATGGCCTTTGAAACCGACTGTAATATATTGGCAATATAGTTTGTCCAGGCACCGGCGCTCTCACCGAGCGTGCCGCTGAGATTGCCGATGATTGAGCTTACACCGCCGAGCGATTGAGATACAAGATCGGATGCCTTTACGGTTTCTTTCATCTCCTCGCTCAGCGATCCTGTACCTTCAAGGTCTTTGGGCGGTTCGGCAACTATCTTGGCCGGGATTGTGATGGCGGTTGTTTCCAGCTTACGCACCTTGCGGATGGTGCCGCCATTGCTGCCCCACTTGAAATCCTCGCTTTTGCCCTCGAATATGTCTTTAAGGCGCTCGGTCTCCTCGATCATTTCCTGTATCACCATCAGCTGCTCGTGCGATGCGGTCTTGGCCGACTCGCGCAGGAATGACAGGCGGTTCTCGAACTGCTGCAGGTTGGTGAAGTTCTCGGCGAGGCCCTCGGGGTTGATGATCTTGCTGAGAGCCGGGCCACCCTCGCCGCCTGCGAAGCCCACCGGCGTTGCGCTGCCCATGACGGGCATCTCGACAGGCTGTTGCAGAAGTTCCTGCAGTTGCTCGCGGCTGTGGTTGATGTTTTGAATGATCTGATTGTACTCGGCCTGCTTCTTCTCAACTTCCGAGGTGCCTGCTATGCCGACATATTCGGTGTGATAAACCTCGTCAGCCTTGCCAAAGTATTTAGAGCCCTTGGTCACTTTAGTGACCTCGCGCTTGTTGTCATACTGCCGCTTGTTGCCGTTCTCGTCATAGACAATATCGTGCGCGGCCATTTCCTGTTTGGCGATCTGATCGGCGAGCAGACGGGCCTTTGCCTCGTTGACGAGCTGCTTGCAGTAGGCCTCGCTGTTGGCCTTGAGAGCCTTGTACCACTCCGACAGGCTGCGGAAATAGCCCATTGTGGTGCCGTACTTGGCGTTTAGCTCGTCGACAAGTTTTTTCTCCTGGACTTTAGTGCCTTTGAAGTTCTCGATCGTGCCGATATACTTCTCGAGCTCGGTGCGCGCGGTGATGCCGGCGTTGGCGGCCTCGGTGTTCACGCGGCGCATGGCCTCGGCGGCATCCGCTGCGGCCTGCTCGGCGGCTGTGAGCTTCTTGACCGACTCGGTGGCCTCGCCCGTCACGCTCGACAGATAGGCCATGCCGCCTGCGAGAGCGGCGACTATACCGCCGACTATCGAGGCTTTGGTGACGGCGTTAAAAGCCATAAATGCGGTGGTGGCGCCCTTGATGCCGGTGGTGAGTTTAATAAAGCCGGTGGTGGCCGTGGTGAGCTGTGCGGCCATGGCCACGTAGGGCTGTACCTTTGTAAGTACGCCACCAACCTGCTCCCCTAAATCGCCCATGGCATTTGTGAGCTGCTGCACTTGGCCCGATGATGTCTTGGCGAGCTCGCGGTTGACACCGCCCATCTTGTCGGCGATGAGTTGCGAGAGCACTGCGGCGCGCTCCTCCTCGGTGCCTAATTTCAGGACCTCGAGCTGTGCGTCGCTCGCCGTGATGCCGTAGCGGCGTAGCACGGTCACCTGACCGTCCATCACCTTGCCGAGCATCTTGGCTATGTTGGTGGCCGATTCCTGCGTGGCGCTGAGGCCCTTTTCCTTGGCGATCATGTCGTTCATGGCCGGGATGAGGGTCTTGAGCGTCTCGGTGTGGCGGACGTGCACGGCGAGTTCCTGAGCACCGGCAAGCTGCACCTCGTCGCCGATCACGCCGAGCTGCTGCTGTGCCGAGCACAAGTCCTTGATGCTCTGTATCTCGGCATCCGAGGCCCCGATGGTGTTGCGCATGTTGGAGGCCAGCTTGGTCTCGGCCTCCTGTTGTATGGCATAGGCCCGCGTAAGGCCCTGCATGGCCGACTGCAGCGACTGCACCGCCGACTGCACACCGTCGAGGATAACGATGTTTGACATCGAGCGCAGCTTCTTGGTTGCCTTCTCGGCCTGGCCACCGAGTTTCATCAGGGCTTCGTTGACATTCTTGGCCTCGACCTTGATAGGCTTCAAGGATTTGCCATCGTCTGTCTTTATCTGAAATTCAAATACAAGGGCTTTTGCCATGAGTGTTATTTTAAACCGCGGGCCGCGGCCACTTGCCTCATTCGGGCAAGCGACTCGGCCCGGCTCGGTCGTTGTTGTTGATTCTGTTGTGTCTTTTCCTCGTCGTCCCACGGCAGCGGTAGCACGTCGCAGGGACTGAGCTTATGTGTGGAATACGGAGCGAGCATACACATGCCCAGGAACCGTGTCTGCTCCCAGCTGCGGCGGACGTCGGATTCTCCGGATTTGTACCAGCTGTCGTATATGGCGCCGAACTCCTCGGGCGTGAGCCGGTCGAAGTCGGCCGGCGTCATGCCGAGGCAGCCGACGGCGATGCCGAGCAGCTCGTTTATTCCGGGAGCGGAGCCGCCTCCGTCACCGTTTTTTTTTGAGCCTCGGCATTGAGATCGCGGAAAAATCCGGCGAGCGCCTCGGGTGCCAGGCAGTCGGCGAAGGTGTCGATGTCGAGATCGAAATCCACGCCCTCGGCATTGCAGGCGGCAGCGGTGGCGCAGTAGGCAAATTCGATGCTGCCGCTGATGTCATCGTCGGTGAGGGTGTTGCCCTCCTTGCCGGTGAGCTTCTTGTAACGGCGGTATGCGCCCATCGAGATTCCGCAGGGATATTCCTTGCCGCGGATGGTGATAGTCTTAGGCTTGTTCATGGCTTATGCTCCTGCTTCGGTCGGTGGATATGCTGTGATGTGGCTGCCCTTGGATATGGGATCATGCAGGCCGCCCTCGAGTGTCTGCACGGGACCGCACGACTCGAATGTGACGCTGCACGAGGCATCCTCGCCGGCCTGGCCGTTGGCTTCGAGCGACGTGATGATGTATTTGCCCTTGTAGCCACCACCGGTGCGCGGATTGCGGCCCGTGCCGCGGAGATTGTATGACACCTCGACAGGCTCGCAGGCGAGCATCGCCTGGCGCAGTTCGTCATATCCGGGCATATCCTCGTTGGAGTCGTCGATAATGAGGCCGTCGCTCGTTACGGTCTCCGAGAGCTTTTTAACGCTCTTTTCGGCCCACTTGCCCGTTGCGAGTTCCTTGGTGAGGCGCTCGGTGGTCTCGGCCGAGGTGGAGATCTTGCAGTTTTTGGCGTATGCGAGTGCCTTGCCGCCGAGATTGACAAGCAGGTCGGTGCCGTCGATTACTTTTGACATAGATTTGTATTTTAGGTGGTTAATGTGTTACGATTGAAAAAGTGAGTTCCTGTATGAAGCAGTCGGCGTCGTAGCCTTCCTTGCGGTTGACGAGGGTTACACGGTGGAAGTCATCGCAGTCCTCGAGCACACGGCGCACGGCCTCGGCGATTTCGAGTGTCTCGTCATAGCCGGCGGCATAGCATATAACCTGTATGTTGGACGTGTCGATGTACACGCCGCCCTTGATTACCCGCTCGCCCATGCCGATGCAGCCATACACCACGTATGGCAGTGTGGAGGCATCACCGACAAGAGGGTAACAGTCGGTGAGAGTGGCGCCCAGGTAGGCGTCGCCCATGATGGCGCGGCGGATGTTGGCGCCTATGCTTATCGATGTTTTGTTATCTTCCATATATGTCGGATATAAGGTCGAGATAGCTCTGTCCCTCGGCATGCAGGCGGTCGCTTATGGCGGCCATTTTGGGTTCGTACTTGTCAATTATGTGTACACCCTCTACCGGTGTTGCAGGGCCCGTACTATGTGACTTTTTACCGATTCTGTCTCTTGTCCGACGGTCCGCCTTGAAGCCGCCCTCATACCAAAATGGCAGAGGCAGGCGTGGCTGTCGGCTGCGACCGGTGAATACACAACCTTTGTCACTGTTTGACACATGAATTCGGAATCCGGTACTCGTGCGATAAACCTTGGCACGCACCGCTGTGTCGATGTCGTTGGCGGCCATCCCATGAGAACTCAGCGCGGTGGCCAGGTCGGCCGATACTGCTTTGCGCATCGCCCTCGACTCTTTGATCAGAGGCTTGCGCAGAGCTTTGCGTATTTGCTTCTCGGTGAGTTTTTCCATGATTTCATCAAGGTCATCCTCAACTTTATCTAAATCATTGCGCTTAATCATTGACTTTTTCGCATTTAAGGATTTTCATACCAAGGTGGCGCACGGGGCGTATTGACGTCACGGTGTATAGTGTGCCGGTGTCGAGGTGCCTCACGCGCCATTTCTCGCGGATGTCTACGGCCCAGCGGACCGCGAACTCGCTGTGCATGTCGGCAAACAGTTCACCGGCCTCGATGTGCGCCTCGTTCCGCTCGCTCAATAGCGACGCCCACACTTGCGGGAGTGCCACGTATGCGTCGCACTGGCTGCCCGTGGCTGTTTTTGCTATGGTTTTGCGATACGGTATGAGCCGCTCCCTCATCTGTCCCGGTTTCATACAAGGCGGCGATAGGGGTTGAGTTTATAGGCCACGGCCGCCAGCGGATGCCCCAGGCTGGAGGGACGCCCTGCTGTGCGCTGCTCGTAGGAGTCGGCCACAAGCAGATACACCACGGCACGCACGGCCGCGAGAGCGCGGTCGCCGTGGTCGTAGAAGTATTCCACGTCGCGGCAGGTGTAGTTGAGCACATCGGCCTCGGCGGCGTCGGCAAGCTCGGTGATAAGCTGATCCTCGTCGTCGTAGTCGACACGCAGGTGTTTCTTGAGACCGTCGAGTGTTACAAAATCCATGGCTTTGCAGGGGTAAGGCGGAGGAGCGGACATGCCGCCCCTCCGCGGTGATTATGCGTTGGTGAACTTGCCGAGGGCGAAGGCGTTGGCGTTGAGGGTCTTGGTGGCGAGGCCAAAGTTGAGGATGAAGCGGATGGCGTTGCGGTCGGCTCCGGTGTAGGGGTCGACAGTGAGGCGCATTTCGCCGGGGAAGCCCATGGCCTGGTAACTCCAGTCACCGATGCCGATGTAATTGTCGGTGATGTCGTCGTGGGTGAATACGGGCAGCCCCATGAGCCTGCCGTTCTCGATGAGCATGATGCCGCTGCCGGCGTCCTTGGGTGTGGCTTCAAGCTCGCAGTAGCGGGCGGGGCTTACCACGACGGCCATCTTGCCGAGCTTGACGCCCTTCTTGAGTAGTGCGGCCTTGAGCTTGACGAGATCCTTGAGCTTAAAGTTGGCGGGGATGGTGGTCGCCTTGTCGGTGAGGCCGACAAACGGGCCTTGCAGTGTGCCCGAGCCCTCGGCCTTGGTGGGCGAGATCAGAATGGTGTTGATGGCATTCTGCGCCGACTCGTAGATGGCGTTGAATATGATCTGCTGGAGCATGTTGTCCGACTGCTCGAGGGCCTCGTATGTCACCTCGCAGTTGGAGGCGAGGCGCTCGGGGCGTGCGTCGAGCTTGTCGAGCGAGATTGTCTGAGGCGCGATGGCCACGTTCTCGCCTACGACTTTGGTCTGAGCCGTGCCGGCCACAGTCCACACGAAGCGGCCGCCGCGGGTGGGCAGCACGTTGATGCCGAGCATCTGATAAATTGTGGCCTGTACCAGATTGGGGATGACGCCCTGGTATACGTCGGGCACGAGGGCACCGGCAATGGCATTGGTGGTGGTGTGGGTTGTCGACGCCTGTGTGGTGCCGCCCTGCCCCTCTTCGCGGGTAAGGACGATCTCGAAGCGGCGCCCGGTGGCGATGCCTTCGCGGAATTGCTGAATGAATGTGCTGTGTGGCATAACTGTTTGGGTGGGTTGGTTGATTGTCTGTGTTGAGGCCGGGGCTGCCTCGCGCTGGAGCTGTTCTACCTGCGCCGATTCGGCGGGCGTGAGCTCGCGGTGTTCCTCGGCTGCCCGGGTCTCGATGTCGGTGGCCTGCGCGGTGGCGTCGAGGGCCGCTGTCTGCTGTGATGTCGGCATGTCGTTATTATTGGTTTGTGGGTGAAATATTTCTCGCATCTGCTGCGCCGTCTCCACACTCGTTGTAGGATAGGCGGGATCGGCAGCGAGGGTGAAGTCGCGGATCTCCTCGATGCGGCGCACGGTGACGGTGATGGCGCATCGGCCCTGATCGTCGGTGGCATACTCGCGCGACACGCAGTCGTCGTCCCAGTAGCGGCACGCGAATGCGAAGGAGCAGCCCGAGATGTCGCCGCGGCGGATCAGCTCGAGGGCCTTGTCACCGTCGACAGTGCGCGCGACCTCGCACTCAAACATCACGCCGTCGGGCTTCACACGGTAGGAGAGCGTGCCCTTGCCGTGATTGCTGCGGCCGAGGATAAGCTGGCGGTCGTGGAACATGGTGAGCTTGATGTCGCTGTTGTCGAGCAACTCCCGGGTGACGGCCTCGGGGGCGATGATCTCGCGCAGGGTCTCGTCGTCGAATTCGTAGATATATTCCGACCGCTCGTTGAAGCGGATGGCATAGCCGGTGATGACGCGCGACTCGTCGCCGCCGTCGGCTTCGCGCAGCTGCAGGCCGGTGACATATAGCTCGCGCTGCATCACGTTATTCGGGCTCTGTTGTGGTAGGTTGTGTGGCATTGTCTTGCAGGTTTAGTCGTTGCAGATTGGTGGATACCATTACCGAGTCGCCGCCGTCGACGGGCTGACGGCCAATGTCGGCGCGGATTTCGTTGGGTGTGAGCGCACCCATCTGCAGCATTTGCAGCAGGTAGCGTGCGCGGGTGTCGAGGTCGGTGTTGTGGCGGGCCTGACGGTCGAAGCGGAATCGGCGTGCGCGGCGCTGCGCACGGGGAATGAGCTTGCGGTTGAGCTCGTTCTCGATGCCCGACATGATGGGGTCGAGGGTGTTGGTGAGGAAATCGATCTGAGCCATCTCCACGCTTTTGTAATTGCTCGACGAGTCGCTGAATACAAATGTCGGCGGCACACCGAAGAAGCGGCATATCTCCTTGACGGCAAACTCGCGCATGGCCTGCAGCTGCATGTCGGCCGCCGTGGCGCCGAGCTGCGTGGCCTTGATGTCGCCCGGGAGCGGCACCACATTGCGGCCTGCATCAAAACGCTTGTCGACAAGATCGGCCAGCTGGGTGAGCTGACTTCCTCCGATGCCGTAGACGCCGGTCTGCTCGTTGGCCCCGCTAAGGATGATACGTGTCTGACCGCCGTTGCGCACACGCTTGGTGGCCTCGGAGTCGAGAGCCAGGCTGAGATTGACGCTGCGGCGCGAATACTTGGTGACTGATTCGCTCACGGGAGCCGTGAAGGCATACAGCTGCACGGGGCGGCACCGCAGCACTATGATATCGGCCTCTGCCACTGCGCGCGCGGCATTGCCGGCGTAGGCATTGATATTGTAGATGCCCTGGCCGAGCACAGGATTTACCACGCCTGCCGGCAGCAGCTCGAATGTGACATCGTTGCCCTCCGAATAATCGGGCAGGATGTAGGCCACGCCATCGCAGAGGATCTGCGACACGGCCATTGCCCAAAAGTCGTGTGCGCCGGTATTGGCATTGGGCTCCACGGTGAGGCGGTCGTAATAGGGATGGGACTGCCATGGCTCGAACACACCGGCCACGCGGCGCTGATACTCCACCGGCATCGACGCGATGCTGTCGGAGATAAGGCGCACGCAGCGGTATACGGCGGCCACACACAGCGGGTCGTTAAACCCGAACAGCTCGGCCAGCCGGTCGGCTGCGCTGCCGTCCATATCGGGGCTTACGACATCGAGTTTATCCTTCTCGCGCCGGAATATTTTCTTTATAAATCTTGGAGTCTGCATAAGCGATGGGTCTCTACCCTACCCCCGCTTATGCGGATTAGCATGCTGTTTAACACTTAAATGCCAAATATTTAAGATTAATTAACATTTGGAACACCTTAATGCTTCCAGTAGAGGAACTGACGCATGGCCATGAGCATTGCGATGACGCCGTCGATTTTGGCCGAGGGCGTGCGCTTCACGGGTTTCATTTCGCCCTGGAGGTTCTCGTCGACTACTGCATTGGCAAAGCAGAAATAATTTATCGGGTTGTCGTTGATGTATAGCCGGTGCTCCCTCATGGCCTTCTCGAGAGCGAACATCGGCCCCTTGAAGTAACCGTACGACTGAGGTACGGCAAATAGCACGCCGCCCAGCCCGCAGGTGCGCAGGTAGGTGGCCATGTCGACAGAGCCGTATGCGTCGTAGCCGATACCGGCTATCGTCACGCGGCGGGCGATCTCGTTGATGCGGGCGACTATCGGCACATAATCGATGGTGTCGCCGTCGACAAGGTGCAGATGCCCGTCGGCGGCCCACTTGCGCAGCAGCTCCTCGTCGGTGTGTCCGGGCAGGGCGTCGCGCGGGAAGTAATAATCCACATATACATCGATAATGTGCGTCGCAGGGTTGAGGATGGCCGTCGCCATGGCCGTGAGGTCGTTACACTTGCTGAGGTCGATGCCGAGCATGGCGGTGCATCCGGGCGGAATGGCCGCAATATCCATGGGCCGCGCGCACTTCATGGCGAGTTCGCGTGTGATCCACGCCGTGCGCTCGTTGGAGGCGTAGACGTTGAGCAGCTTGGTGCGGAAGGCCATCAGGGTTTCGGCGCCCTCGCGCTGGGCTTTCAGCCACTCGCGGCGGTAGAACTCCATCGACACAGTGACGCCGAGGTGCGGGTGGACCTTGCGCCATGTGGCCTCGCTGTCCTCGGGATCGTCGACGTCGGGCTCGAACAGGTGCACGAATGTGGAATCGTCGGCCGGTGCGTCGCCGAGCAGAATGGCCTTGTAGCCTTGCAGCATGGTGTAAAACGGGCCGTCGTAGACATCCGATGCCGTAGTGATGATCACCGTCAGAGGATTGCGGCGCACGCCCATCGAGGTGACGAGCACGTTGAGCAGGTTGGCGTCGCGCGCCTGGCTGAACTCGTCCATAATGTTGGTCGAGGCGTTGAGGCCGTCCTTGGTGCGGGCGTTGGCCGTGAGGCACTGTGCCTTGGCTGTGCGCTGCCGTCCGAGCGTCTTGATGGTAAGTTCATTCACAATAAAACGCTTCTCGCCCGGGTCGAGGCCGCGCACACAGTAGCGGATCACGTCGAAGCATTTCTTTGCCTGGTCGGCCGAGTTGGCACCCGTATAGCTCTCGGCGTTGGCATCGCCGTACAGCAGATCCCAAATGGCAAAGGCAGCACTCGATGTTGTCTTGGAAAATTTGCGCGGCACATACAGCACGGCAGTCTTGACCACGCGCTCGCCGCCATCCCAGAATCCATATATCGCGGCAAACTGGAAACACTGCACCGGAGTGAGCCGGAACCGCATAGGCCCGGTGGCACCCGGGAACTGCAATGACTCGTAGAAAAGATAGAAGCACTTCACCACATCCACGGCGATGCCATACTTGTCGCACATGGCCAGGAAGCGCTCGACGGCGAGCTGCTCCCACAGGTTGTGCCCCTCGGGATCGGTGCATACCGCACGGCAATAGGTTTCAAGGCGGCGGTCGACGCGGCGCAGGTGATACTTCTTGAGCTTCACCGATGCCAGCCGCTCGCTCACCGCCTGCTTTATTTCCTTGAGGCGCGTGCGGTCGATCTGAGCCATTACTTCTTGTCGGGGCGCATGGACTTCTTAGGTTTGGCGAGGATGTCATGTATCTTGCCTGCGAGTTCCTGGGCGGGGTCGACATCGGTGACATCGCGCAGGTCCTCGGCTGTAAGTCCGAGCGCCTTGAACTGCTTGAGAATCGTGCTCTCGGCCTCATTGGCAATTTTGGCCGCGGGATGGCTGCTTACCGACATGCCCTGCGAGGTCTGCCGCGACAGCACCACCGAGCCGGCGGTGTCGAGCTCCTCGTTGGCGAGGTCGTAGCGGTGCAGGGCATTGCCGAGCACCCATATTGTTAGGTCGAGCGACTGGGTGTATCGGCCGGCACCCTTCAGCAGGGTTTTAAGGCGATCTTCAAAAAATTCGGCTGATTTGGCCATAATCCGTGTAATTTTGATTGATTTTAATGCAAAGGGGTCATTTCAATTTTTGTTCTCAGCGGTCCCTATATGAGGGGGGTTGGGTTTAGGCTCCCCCCTCCCCCTCTTTAAAAAACACCCCCCGGGGGTAGGTGTCCCCGCCCGTTTCTGCCGTGCCGAACAGCTGATCGTACATCGCTTCCGATTCGATGCGGGCGCGCTCGGCCATGGCGGCGGGCTTGTGCGAGCCGAGTGTGCGGTGGCGCTCGCGGTGACAGTCGCGGCACAGGGCCACAAGGTTGCGCATGTCAAACATCAGCTGCTCGCGCTGACTGTCGGTGTGTGCCCACTCCACCGGGCGCACGTGGTGCACCTCGACAGCCAGGGTCACGCGGCCATGCAGCTTGCAGTCCTCGCAGGTATATCCGGCGCGCTGCATTACCCGGCGGCGTGTGTCGCGCCAGCGGGCTGAGTTGATCATCTTGCGGTAGTGTATGCTTCTGCGTAGCTTCATGGGTCGAGTCGGCGTCGGTGATGGTGTGGTACGTTGTCGTATATGTCGCGCATGCTGTCGGCCTCGATCTGAGCGAACATCCGTTCTATCTCGTCGCGCAAGCCGTCGGCATCCTCGTCGGGCAGTGATATGATCCGGGCAAACATCGTGCAGATGTGGCGCACCATGTCGGCTCTTGAGCGGCAGCCGAACCGCGAGGCCCGTGAATCGAAAAGGCACGCTACCCATGCGGGCAGCGTGCACTGAACCTTAACCGAATCAAATCTTCTTACCATGACTACACAAAGATAGGGATTATCAGTGGCGCAGCAATACAAAAGCCCCTCGGCATTGCTGTCGAGGGGCGGGTGTCCGAGTCTTGGGCGGACGGTGTCAAAATAACAAGACTAATACTGAGGCGCGCTGACGCTGAGCGCGGGTATCATAATAGTACAACCTGACTCAGCTCTTGTGCGAAGTGGTGCAGACCGGCCTGTATTTTTGCTGTGGTCTTGGGCGACGGGTTACGATAGCCGGTGGCATATTGCGACAGCTGTGCGGCTGATACGCCGGTGAGTCGTGCGAGCCCTTTGAACGTGATGAGATCGGCGTAATATGCCAGGAAAGAAGGGACATCATACGAGAAATTGAAGTTGACTTCCTCAAACGGGCGCCCTTCAATCTGAGCAGCCTGTTTCATATCTTCATATACAGCCTTAAAATCTTCAATCGCAGCCGCGGCAGAATCGCCGTCGCCTATTACCCCATACGAGAGTTTATTGTCATCAGGCATATATGCGCCGTATGAACCATCCTTGCCTTTTTCGATAAATACGCGTACTGTTTTCATTGTTCCCTTTGTAGTAAGTGTCCTATATGATTCAACAATCCATGTCCGAGCATGTTTGATCTTATGTTCCGTCATCGATTAATTAATGCCGGCATCACGTAAAATAGATTTTAATGTTCCAGTCTTTACTTCCTGTGATTCATGATGGCTTGTAGTGAAATACCGTCCGGTTATAGGCGAGTACCATTCGGGATGCCCGCTGCGGGTAGCGCCGGTGGGATAGCAGCCTGATTTTCTTAGTTTCCTATGTAGCTCGGTGTATTTCATTCTATTGTTTCGTTTTCAATGCAAAGATAATGCTATTATCTGAAATAGCAAAATAAATTAAATAAAAAGTATATAAAAACAGTGGCGCAGCAATACAAAAGCCCCTCGGCATTGCTGTCGGGGGTTGCCGATGAATTTGTTTATGAAATATTCCTACGTTTTCTATCATCCCTTCTAACCATCTGTAAATCATACATTGGTTCCATGCTGATTGTACTAAATTAGTACTGTATGGATAATTGGAGGAAAATAGAAACAACTACTTTATTGATATTTAACGGCTGTTGATGATTTTTAATTGCCTCAATTTTCCCAAATCCTCTCGTTGCTAATCGAATTCGAGCCTAAGAAATTTGTTCATACGGGAGATACAGCGTTTTTTCTGATCGAGATTTGGATGTACATACAAATTGAGGGTCGTCGTAACATTCGAGTGTCCGAGTATTACGCTTACGGTTTTATAGTCGCATCCGCTTTCAATGCATCTGGTGGCGAATGTATGGCGCAACCCGTGGAACACGATAGGCGGGATTTCAAGACGTTTGAGAATCCTGCTGAAAGTCTCTCGGTATGTACGGGGTTCTTTCGCTTTGGTGCCATCGCCGACTACATATTTTTCTGCTTTTTGTTGTTTCTTCACCACATTCAATGCTTTTAAAAGAAGCGGTGACATAGGTATTTCACGGTTTGAGTTCCGGGTCTTGGGCGTGGAGACATACTGTTCTGTTGCCATCAGGTCGCAATTATAAATTCGTCCTGCAGTGCCCGCTACTGTAATAATACGGCGTACCATATCCACATCCTTCCATTGAAGGGCGCACACTTCGCCTATGCGCAAGCCGCAGCATAGAGCAATCATTATCCCTATATTCTGTATTGTAGGGTTGGCTGAGATTGCATTCAGCAGTTTTTTGTGGTCGGGTAAAGACAATACAGGCAAAGTGCGTGCGGAGGTATCCGAAGGATATTCGACATCCCAGGAAGGCATCTCAAACATTCCTCTCTTCGCCCCGAAACGTCCGACGGACTTAAGTATGGCGATAATGTCATGGACCGTTTTCTTGCTCAAGCCTGTCTCAAGTTTGCTTAATGCAAATTGCTGTACTTCTGCCTCTGATATGGATACGGAATCGGCGAAAACGGGCATGATGTGAGTCTTTAGAATAAGAGCATAGGCACAGTATGTCGAGTGTTTGACTACGCTGCGCCTGTTTTCTTTCCATAGTTCCGCTATTTCGCGGAAAGTCGATGTGTTGTGCATGCTTTGTGATTTTTATGATTCACAAGATATGCGCTGTCTTATTTCAACGGTTGCCTTTAGCTCGGTTGTGGTGCTTGCAGAGCATCTGACAATTTGAGATGTCGGTCGCCCCCCCTTTGCTCCAAGCCGTGACATGATCGGCATCCATTTCGTTCAACTTCCATATCTTGTTTGCGTTTGCGTCATGGCCTATGGCACAGAAGGGACAGTTGGACTTGCCGACGGCTTTCGCCTGTTCGGTCTGGCTGGCATACACGGCTCGTTTTGTCGGACATGGTGACGCGCACCTGGCCGAATGAAGGGTTATTGAATATCTGGATTTCGTTTGACATGTTTTTGGAGCTTTTAGAGATTAACGATTGTTTGAGCAAGCCGAGGCTTTGCTGAGGATTGCGAGGCATAGCGATTCAGGGTCGATGCGGCGTGTGCGGCGGCTGAACGATGTAAACTCGCTCAGCAGGCCCTTGGACAGAATGAAGGCATAAGCGCGGTTTTTAGCGTCCTTCTCTTCTCGGAATTTCTCTCGCAGGATTTCGCCCGTTTCGTGGGCCGACGCATAGTTGCGGGTACTGTGCTTCACCGCTACCGTGATTTCTTCTAAGTTTGGCAATTTCGGGAAGAAATTTTTTTACATTTTCACGGTCTTTTTTCGTCTGTGTTGTTTCTGTTTCTCGGCTGCCGGCGCGAGGCATTTCTGCCAGCGGAAGTGCGGCCACCGGCCTTTGTGGCCCTCGATAAACGGGCCGATACCATACAGGCCGGGGTACTCGTCGTCATTGGCCGGGCGGCTGAATCCCGGGCGGCTGAATCCCGGGCGCTTGTGCAGCCCGAGCTCGCGCATCTTGGCGTAGACCGCTCCGCGGGTGCGGCTCAGCGCGGCGCCCATCTGCTCGTAGGTGGATGTCTCGTAGTGCTCGCGGATGTAGTCGATCTCTCGTGCGTGCCAGGAACTTCTCATTGCTGCGGGGTATCGTCGGGTTGATGTTTGCGGAATATCACGTCGGCCGAGACGCAGAACAGATGTATATCGATAGGCGCCATGCAGAAGGGCCGGTCGCGCTCCTCGGAGCAGTTGAAGCAGCACTCCATGCACATCGGGTGAGGCTTCTTGATCATGTCGTATCGCTCGTCCTCGATGATGACGGGGATAACGATCGGCTTGTCGTGGGAAGGTTTGTCGTAAATTTTCATTATGATTGGTTGTTTGTGTTATGATCTGCGTGGTTTGTTCCAGGGAGCGGCGGCCACGGCGGCGGCAATCTCCTCGGGCGTGGCGAGCGGTGGCGGCGGCCCGGCGGGTGCATCGTGTGTGGCTGTC